CTTTTTAATACCGAATACATCTTGAAAGCTATTTTTTGATAGGCTTTTCCATGGCTTAGGAAAAGGTTTATTTGAATTTTTTAATTTTAAAATAAAAATACGTATTTAGATAAAACCAAAATAAATATTAGGTAATTTAATATTATAAATATTAGAGATTTTCAATATATATAATTCTGGATGTATTAAATATAACTTTCGTTCTTCAATTAATTTATTATATATATTATTTTTATGTTCAATTAATTCATCTAATTCATTATAAACTATATCTAAGTTACATACTTTTTTTAAACTAAAAATTGAATTTTCATTATAAGATATAACTGAATTTAAATTATAAAATCTATACCAGTCCATAGGCATTATAATTTGACATCCAAAACTTATACCTAATGGTATGCATGCAGATAATTTAGTATCACAATATTCTTTAACTGAATTTATACAAAATATATAATTTGTATTTTTTAATATTTCATACATAATATTTGTATTACAATTTTCGTGTGTAAATATATTTGAAGATTCATAATTATATGATATTTTACGTGATATAATATGAAATTCTATATTGTTATAATCTTTTATAAAATATTTTTTAAAAATAGATTCCATATCTGTATCACCATAAATTATTCCTATGCATGTTATTATAATTTTTTGATTTTGTATTAATATTTTTTGTTTATCTTCTTTAATTATTGCTTTATAACAAGGTAAAACCCAGTCAATATTATTATACATAAATAAATATCTAACTAAAATATTTCCTAAAAATATTCTGTTTATATTTTCTTTTGTATGAAAAATACATATTATTTTATAATAATATTTTGATAATATAGATGGTTTTATAATGTCGGTATCAGTTAATAAAAATATAATATCATATTCTTCAGGATTAAATAAATTAGGATTAAACCATTTCATATCAGTATTAAATATTTGTTTATAATATTCACGCCAATATATGCCATATAAATGTTTTGAATAAACTATATCATAATCATTTCGTGATTTAGTTGAATCAGTTAAATAAATAGTTATTTCATCTTCATTATATTTATCATCACAAGCATATATATGATAATTTAAATTATTTAATATACAATATTCTATAACATGTCCAATCATTTCATAATGTATAAAAGTAAAACCATTATATATTGCAATTAACATATTATTATAAAATAAATTATTTTTTTATATAAAAATTGAAATATATAAGTAATATAAATAATTATTTATATTATTTATATTATTAATGAACAGAGAAAATATAACCAAACAAATTAACAAAATTTTTAAAAATGTTTCTATTTCTAATAAAATAGAAGAAAGTATTTATAATTTTTCAGTAGATTATTCTAATACAAATAATATAAATAATTTACTAGATAATATATATAATAATAAAGCCGATGATATATTAGGATATTTAAATTATAATTCTTATTTAAAAAATTCAATTTTAAAAAATAAAATTAATCCAGAAGATTTAGCATTTTTAAAATCTGAAGAATTAAGTCCTGATTTATATGAATCAATTATTAAAAAAAGAGAATTAGAAGAATATAAAAAAAATCATATTACTGGATCTAATGTATTTACATGTTCAAAGTGTAATAAAGCTAATTGTTCAATAACACAAAAACAAATGCGATCCGCAGATGAACCACCTACAACTATAGTAAAATGTTTAGAATGTGGTTATGTATTTAAATTTTAAATATAAACTTTATTATTAATATTTTTATAATTTTGTAATATTTCAGATTCAACAAACATTGTTTTAACAACATCAGATATTTTATATGAATATATATCATCATATAAATAATATTTTCTTTTAGCATAATCATATGTTTTAGCATAATGGTTATTAGAAACTTTTGTAATATAAACAGTTAATAAAATAATACCTATCATAAAAATAAAAAACCCAAAGTTATTAAATATTTCACTAATCATTATTTAAATTTATATATTTATTATTTAAATGATGAAATATATTCCCACTTGACATATTTACATATTTTCTCCCATATTTCATCATTTTCCATAATTTTATCTGGATCTTTATGTAATGAAAAACATTCTAGTAAATGATCTAAATTTAATAATTCACAAAATTTATATAAAACGTATGAATAAGATAAAAAATTTTTCCGACCTGTCTGTTTAAATATTTCCCATGGTTCTTGAATTTTTATAAACATTGAAATAAAAATTTTTTCCATATCTTTTGTAATTTTAGGTGGTGGTAAATTATTTATTTTATTAATAATATATGAAATATGTTCGTAATAAACATTATATTCTAACTTTTTTAACATGCTTTTAACCATTTTTTTTGTTAATATTGATAAATCTTTTATTCTGTTTTTATTTAATTCTTTTAATAAATCTATAAATACTTGTTCAGGTATTTCAGGATTCTGTTTTGCCTGAAATTGATTTAACCATTCCCTAAAATGATTTAATCTTTTATATGGTGAATAATCTTTTATCTGTCTATCTTCATCCATTATTATATCTTCACTATCTCCACAACATGGGCAAATATATGCACTTTCTGCTAAATCTAAAATTTTTTCAATATGACATTCATCGCAATATTTAATTCTATTAATTCCTGTATCTTGATTTATTCTAACTCCTTCAATACGTTGGCAATATTTATCATATAATAACGCTTTATTAATATTTTTATTAATAACATTTTTTTTTTCAAAAAAGTCTAATATATTTTTACTAACTTTCACATTATCATCTATATTATCTCTAATTTTGTAATAATCTAATATTAAGTCACCAGATAAATCATAATAATCCATTTCACACAAATTTAATATATTAATGTCATTATATTTATTTTCTAATTCTTTTTTTTTTATAATCAATTCATTTAATTTTGTATTATTTGTTTGAATATTGTACAAGTCATTATTTAATGATTCAATATTTATTAAAATTTTATTTTTTTCATCTTTAATTACATTAAAATATTTAACCATTTCGCGATGTTTGTTATCTAATGTGTTTGTTTCTTTTACATGCTTATTTTTATGTTTATTCATAATATTATATTATAAAAACTTTTTAAATAATAATAAAATATATAATAAATATTAAAAATATATAAAAAAATATATATAAAAAAAATAATTTAATATTTTTTTAATTTAAAAATAAAAAAAATATAAAAATTTTTATATTAAAATTTGCGTTATAATAAATATAAAATTAATTTAATTTTTTTCTATATATTATTATATATTAATAATGGGCGGAGGTTTAATGCAATTAGTTGCCTATGGGGCACAAGATGTTTATTTAACTGGTAATCCTCAAATTACTTTCTTTAAAGTTGTGTATCGTAGACATACTAACTTTTCTGTTGAATGTATACAACAAACCTGGAATGGTGCCGCCGATTTTGGTCGTACTGTCACTTGCAATATAAATCGTAATGGCGATTTAATAACTAATATGTATGTCGCTGTTGAATTAAATAATGTACCTGTTAATACTGTTAATTGGGGGTATGTTAACCGTTTAGGTCATGCTTTAGTTGAAAACGTTAAAATTGAAATTGGTGGCTCTAAAATTGATGAACAATATGGTGATTGGTTAAATATTTGGTATGAATTAACTAACAAATCCGGTCAAGTTCGTGGTTATAATCGTATGATTGGTAATGTTCCTGAATTAACTAATATATCCAAAACTTTAAAACCTAAATATCAATTATATGTACCTTTACAATTCTGGTTCAATCGTAATAATGGTCTTGCTTTACCCTTAATCGCTTTACAATATCATGATGTACGTATTACTCTTAAATTCCGTGAACAATTACAATGTATTAATTATCGGGGTAACACCGTCCCTACTTTTTCTTCTGCATTAATGAAAGATTCTTATTTATTAATCGATTATGTTTATTTAGATTCTGAAGAACGTAAACGTTTTGCTCAAGCTTCTCATGAATATTTAATAGAACAATTACAATTTACTGGTTCTGAATCTTTAACTTCTGCTTCTAATAAATACAGATTAAACTTTAATCATCCTAGCAAGTATTTAGTATGGGCTCCTCATTTACAAAAATATTTAAATCGCGGTTCTTTTGTTGGCTATGCTAGTGATGGAAACTGGGATGTAGCGCGTGAAAGATATGCTAAATTATTAGCTATTGCTCAATTACCTGGTACACTTGCATCTGCTGCTAATATAGTAGAATATACAGCTGACGAATTAGACGGTTTAAAGAAAGGTGATGTTGTTGATTTGGTGCGTTTAGCGGCTGTATCTAATGGTATAAATGTTGGTAAAATTGAAGTTAAAGTAGTTCTTCAATCTGATGCTGATACTAAAAAAGCATCTTTATCAGTTGGTGGAACCAATGAAGATGAAGTATTTAATAATTTATTAGATAATATAATTGTTGTACGTAATGATTTAACTATGGAAGATATATCTAATAATATTACAGACCAATATTCAGCTACTGGTACTACTGCTGTTAAAAATACCATTATGGATTGGGCCGTTTATAAAGTTATTAATTATTTCAATTATGGTAACTTTATTGATGGTTCTGACAACCCCGTTTATTCTGCTAAATTACAATTAAATGGTCATGATCGTTTCCAATCTCGTGATGGTTACTACTTTAACTATGTACAACCTTTCCAACATTTCTCCAATACTCCGGCTGATGGTATTAATGTTTACAGTTTTGCATTAAAACCTGAAGATCATCAACCAAGTGGCACCTGTAACTTTTCTCGTATTGATAATGCTACTTTACAATTAGATTTAGGAAAATATAACAGTGCCGCGGATAGTAGCTTTATTACTCAAAACTTTAGCTCTTCATCCAACTCTGTTGTTAATATTTATACTGTTAATTATAACGTATTACGTGTAATGTCCGGTATGGCTGGTACTGCTTATTCTAATTAAAATATATATTTTCTTTTTTTATTAAATATAAATTTATTAATTTATATTTAAAAAA